AGGTGTACATCTAGACACGCCGAAGGTTAAGTAAACGTTTTGCCTGTGGATAACCTACAATTCGCCCTATGGGTATATTGCAAACTTTAGGCATAGCTAAAAAAGATGTTACAGCCCAGCTAGCCCCTGCCGTTATGTCACAAGGTTACGGCGTAGGTGTTTATAGCTATGGTGGACTTTATGCAAGCGGTAATGGTGCGCCGTTTATGGATAGATTTACGGCGCTCCAGGTACCCGCAGTAGGAAGATGCCGTAACTTAATTGCCGGCGTAATCTCAAGTATAGATTTAGAGTTATATAAAAAATCTACAGGCGTAAAGCTTGAATCTCCACTATGGCTTGACCAACCTGATATGCGCCAGCCACGTAGCGTAACTATTGCTTATACAGTTGATTCATTACTATTTTACGGCGTTGCTTATTGGCGCGTTACAAGTTTGTATGCAGATGATGGACGGCCTAGCGGTTTTGAGTGGGTAGCTAATACTCGCGTAACAGTTACAACAGATGAGACAGGCGAGGCCGTAAAATATTACAGCGTTAACGGCGCCCGCGCTCCTATGTCGGGTATTGGTTCACTTGTTACTTTTCAGTCTTTGTTACCTGGAGTACTAGAGACAGGCGCTCGTACAATTCAAGCTGCTATAGATATTGAAAAAGCAGCAAGTGTTGCAGCCGCAACACCGATGGCTACCTCTGTAATTAAAAATTCCGGGGCTGACCTTCCTGAGGCACAAGTTAGCGGAATCCTAGCCGCTTGGAAGGCCGCGAGAAGTAGCAGGTCAACGGCCTATCTCACTAGCACTCTCGATGTGCAGAATATTGGCTTTAGTCCTAAAGATATGATGTACAACGAGGCTAGCCAATACTTAGCCACACAGGTAGCGCGTTTAATGAACGTCCCCGCATATTACATAAGCGCGGATATGAATAATTCAATGACTTACCAAAATATCTTAGATGGCCGTAAAGAGTTTGTTGCATATTCGCTACAGCCGTTTATTAGCGCTATTGAAAATCGCTTATCTATGGATGATATTACTGCACACGGTAACGTAGTGCGCTTTGCCCTAGATGAGACTTTCCTACGTGCCGATACTGCAGCTCGTTTAGATGCAATAGAAAAAATGCTTAATCTAGGTTTAATAGATTTACAAACTGCTCAGAGTATGGAACAACTAAGCCCAATGGGCCTTAATGGAGGGAACGGCACTAATGATATTAACGTTTAGTGGAGTAGTACAAGCTGTAGATAGTGGAGAGCGCCGCATTATCGCTGGCAAAATTGCTCCTTATGGCGAAGTCGGGAACACAAGTGCAGGCCGCGTTGTGTTTGCCCCTAATTCAATTAGCGCAGAAAATCCTAATAAAATTAAACTTTTAATGTCTCACGATAATACAAAGCCTGTAGGACGTATGAAAAGTATTAACAGTACAAGCGATGGTTTATACGCGAGCTTTAAGATTAGCTCAAGTATGCCGGGTGACACGGCAATTTTGCTAGCCCAGGAACAGTTGATGGACGGCCTATCCGTTGGTGTGGAAGTTACCGCATCAGAGCCTAAAGATAACTACCTCCTGGTCACCGCTGCTACCTTACGCGAGGTATCACTTGTAGAGAGCGCCGCATTTTCTAGCGCTGCGGTGCAAAGTATTGCAGCAGCTGTAGGCGATATGCCAGTAACGCCAGTAGAAGCAGCATCAACTAAAGTTACAACAACTAACACAGTAATAAACTCAACAACAACCGAAACCGAAACCGAAACAGAAAGCGAGGCCGCTGTGACTACAGCCCCCGAAGAAAACGCACCTGAGGCAACAGATGCCTTAGAGCAGGCTGCACCTACAGTAGAGGCAGCTCGTAAAATCATTATGCCAAGTGCATTAAACTCACAAAGAGTACGCCACGATATTACGTCTATGGGCGCGTACACAGCACGTAAAGTAAAAGCATCACTAGGCGATGAAGAATCACGCCTTTTCGTTACTGCAGCCGATGATTTCTCCTCTGCAGGTTTAGGCTTTACACCTACTCAATATCTACAGTCAATCGTATCCACACAGGGTAATTTTGGCCGTCCAGCTTTTGAGTGCGTTGACCGCCAAACCGTGCCAGCTAGCGGTATGACTATTAACCGTCCTAAGTTTACAACTTACCCAACGGTAACAGTTGAAGCTGAAGGTGGAGCAGTATCTAATACCGATGCTGTCTCAGAATATTTGACTTCAAGTATTTCTAAGTATAGTGGTATGCAGACGCTCTCGATTGAGCTACTTGAGAGGTCTGACCCTGGCTTTTATGATGCCATTACTAACGAGTTAACAAATAACTATCTCAAGGTAACCGATGCTGCAGTAATTGCAGCTCTTACAGCTGGCGGTACACAAGCTACAGCTGTAGCAGCTACATCAGCTGGCATCATTTCATACATCTCAACAGAGGCACCACTTGCTTACACAAACTCAAGCTATTTTGCTAAGAATTACCTAGCAGGAAGCTCACAATGGAGCTTGCTACTTGGGGCTACAGATTCAACTGGGCGCCCAATTTATTCAGCGGCTAACCCAATGAATAACGGCGGCAACGCTGCGACTACTAGCGCTAAGGGTAACGTTATGGGCTTAGACCTATTTGTTGACCGTAACGTTGTATCAACAACTATTGACGAGTCAGCGTTTATTATTGCGCCTGAAGCGTTTACAGTTTTTGAGTCACCAACTGCTTATATGTCAGTTAACGTTGTATCTAATCTTCAGGTACAAATCGCTATCTACGGTTATATGGCCACTATGGTTAATATTGCCGGTGGTATCCGCCGCTTTAACCTCACATAATAAAAACCCACTAATAGTTTGGTAGGTCTCTTAGCCCTTTGAGACCTACCAAACCTAAGTAAGTAAGGAGTATAAAAATGGCCGCTACATATTGCACCGCTGCGACATTAAAGGCATCTTTGGGTGTCGGTACTCTTTATGATTCTTATACCTGGATAGAGGATACGTGCCAAGCCGCACAAGATTTAATTAACGGCTTTTTGTGGTTTGATAGTGCGCCAGTAGTAGGTACTGCGTTAGTAAATAATGTTGCTACGGTAATGGTGGCTAACCCAGGCATCTTTACTGTTGGCGAGTCCGTTACGGTTGCCGGGGCAGGTTCAACCTTTAACGGTACTTATACAATCACAGGCACGATTCCTTTTAGCACAGGTACGGCTAATCTTTTGCCTGCATTTAATATGCAGCTTAATTACTGGCAATTCCCACAGGGTTACAGTTTTATCCAATATGCAAAAGTAGCGGCTGACCAAAACTTTAGGCGCGTATTGCCTTATGGCACTATGACAGGTGACGATACAAAAACCGCTACCTATGCCAACACCCCAGCTATTAACGCTGCAGCTTTAATGCTAGCTGAGAATATCTGGACTTCACGGTTTAGCACACAAAACGGCGGCACTAGCGTAGATGGATATAGCCCTAGCCCATTTAAGATGAGCAATACTTTAATGGCATCCGTGCGCGGCCTCTTGGCTCCGTATCTTTCTCCTGCAAGTATGGTTGGCTAATGACAGCGGCCATAACTACTTTACGTAGCACGGTAGCTGCAGCCCTGGCTAATGCTGGCGTGTGGAGTACTTTTGCATACCCGCCTAGCACAATCCTAGCTAATAGCGTTGTAGTTGCACCGGCTGACCCATACATAAGCCCTAGCAATAACTCTTATGCCAGCATTTCACCTATGGCCAACCTAAAGGTCATTATGACGGTGCCAATGTTTTCTAATGAAGGCAACTTACAAGGCATAGAGGACACTATTGTAGCTGTGTTTGCTAAACTAGCTGCAAGTGCAATCGTATTTAATGTTACTAGCGTATCTGCACCTAGTGTTTTAAGTGTGGCTAGTGGTGATTTATTAACTGCAGATTTACAAATATCCGTACTAACGAGCTGGAGCTAAAATGGCACTTACAGATGAAGAAAAAGCATTTTTAATCAAAATTGGCCAAGACCTGCCAAAAGAGATTAAAGAAACCCAACCAAAAGAAACAACAACACAGAAAGTAGAGGAATAGCCCTAATGGCAATTTTCTTATCAAACGGCGTAGTGGCTACTCTCAACTCAGTAGTCCTATCAGACCACGTAACAAGCGCAAGCATCTCTAGAACCTTTGACGAGCTAGAAGTTACAGCTATGGGCGATACTGCACACAAGTTTGTTAAGGGCCTAGAAGCAAGCACAATCACTTTAGATTTTTTAAACGATGATGCAGCTTCCGGGTCTGGTTCAGTACGTGCAACTTTGCAAGCTGCCTGGGGTACAACTGTGCCACTAACGCTAAAGCAAACTAGCGCCGTAGTATCAACCACCAACCCTTTATACAGCACTACAGTTTTGGTAAATAATACTACCGATATTAACGGCGCTGTCTCTGAGGAAAGTGTGCAGAGCCTGACCTTTACCTGTAACTCACCAATCGTAATTACAACCACACCATAAGAATAAAGAAAAGGGGCTAACACAATGGCAAAACTCAAAATAACAAGGGCAGACGGTACGTTATCCGAACATCAGATAACGCCTAAAATCGAGTGGGCCTTTGAGTTGTACGCAAAAAAAGGCTTTCATAAAGCTTTTAGAGATGATGAAAAACAGAGTGACGTGTACTGGCTAGCTTGGGAGTGCCTCAGGTCAGACGGTGTTGAAGTACCTGTTTTTGGAGCGTTATTTTTAGACACCTTAGCTAAGGTCGAGGTGTTGGACGATGACCCTTCGCAATAGTGGGGCGCGGTAGTTTTGGTTACCTGGTTGCACAGCTAGCCGTAGAGACGGGCATCGCGCCCCAGTATTTACTAGACCTGGATACGTATATGTTTAAGAATATGTTAAAGGTCATAAACGATAGAGCTAAGGAGCAACAAAATGCCAGTAGAGCTAGAAGGGGCCGTACAGCTCCGCGTAGCCCTTAAGCGTTTTGCTCCTGACTTATCTAAAGAAACTCAGTCACAAATGGCGGCAGCTCTAAAAACTGTTACTACAGTAGCTAGAGGTTACGTTCCTAATGACGGGCAAGTCTTATCCGGCTGGTCTAAAAACCTAGCCGGTGCAGAAAACCTGGCTTATCGTCCATTTCCTAAGTTTAACTCTATGCAAGCTAAGGCTGGCATTACTTATTCAACCTCACCATCTAAGCCTAATAAAAACGGTTTTGTAGCTTTAGCTCGCATTATTAACAAGTCTGCAGGCGGTGCAATCTATGAGACAGCAGGCCGTAAAAATGCACAGGGTCAACCAAACTATAAACCTGCAAGTGTTGTTTATCGCACAGGAGACGGCCCAGGAGATTTTACTATCAGGTATTATCAAGAAAAGGATAACTCTCAGCGTAAAGGTTACAACAATTCACTTAACCCTAACGCTGGCAAACAGTTTATAGATAACCTAAACAGTACTGGCCAGCTAGTAAACGCCCGCCCTAAGGGTTTAGTGGGTAGCCCAGGGCGCAAACAAACTGGCCGCTTAATCTTTAGAGCCTGGGCTGAGGATAACGGGCGAGCTAATGCAGCCGTTATTAAGGCGTTAGAAAATGCCTCAAAAATGTTTTATGAGCATACAAGGAGAGCTGCCTAATGGCTACCGATTTAGTAGTAAATATAGCCAGTCAATTCTTAGGTAAAAAGGCTTTTCTAGATGCTGACAAAGCTACCAAAAAACTTACGGGTAGCGTAAAGAGTCTAGGCCGCGTATTGGGTGTAAGCCTTAGCGCTGCAGCTTTTGTAGCTTTTGGTAAGTCAGCTGTTAACTCCTTTACCGGTGCCCAAAAAGAGGCAGCAACACTTGCTAATACTGTAAAAAATCTAGGGCTGGCTTTTGACCAACAAAATATAGACCAATACATAAACAAAATAGGCAAATTGTATGGAGTAACTGGGGGCCAAGCTACGCCGGCTTTCCAAGCTTTGTTAACAGTAACAGGGTCAACTGCAAAATCTATAGAGATTTTTAATACAGCTTTAGATGTGGCAGCTGCTAATTCAGTTGATGTCACAGAAGCCGCGCAAGATTTATCTCAAGCATATATAGGTAATACTAAAGCTCTTAA